CGGCGGCGGGGCGAGGCTTCCGCCCGTGGCGACGCCCAGCGGCGTAGGCCGCCGCCAGGGCGTCGCGCAATCCGGCGACCCCGCAATCGTGGAAGTCGAGGCGGTCGCTGTGGCGGGATTCCAGCGTGTCGATGCGCAGGTGCTCGCGGGCGATCGCGTTCAAGATCGCCTGGATGTCCGGGCTCGGGGTGGTGGGGCGGGTACGGGTGGCGGGCATGATGGCCTCCTTCTCTGCGCGTCATCAGTCCTCGCATGGGGCGCCCAGGGAGGACTGCTTTTCCCGCCTCGCCATGTGGTGCCTCAGTCGGTGCCCAGGCGGGAGGGGCTGCCCCAGGAACGCCAAAACCACGGCCTCTTCGGCCAGAGTCGGCGGGGCTGGGCCCAGGTGGCGATGGCGTCAGGCCACCGCCTCGAAGCGGCCCCGGGCGACCTTACGGAACCGGGCCTCGCTGCCCTTGGTGCGGATCTCCCGGATGATGGCGGCGTAGATGGTGGCTGCCGGGGTCTTCCCATTCGTCGACCAGAGGCCGCGCTCCAGGATGCGCTTGATCATCTCCGGCGCATCGAGCGGTTCCCCCGCCTCACGCAGGATCTGCGCCGCGGCATCGAGGCCGGAGAGCTTGGCCTTGGCCGGGTCTGCGGGGTCGGACTCATGCTTGGCCTGGAAGACGAAATCCTTCCCGTCATGCAGGGCCTCGACCGCTCCTTCTGCGACCGCCTGCCCGAGGGCAGCCTCGACCGCGGCGGTCGCCGCGGGACTGGCGATGGCCGGGGTCTCCGGCTTCCCCTGCTGGCGATTCCGAGCCGCCTCCAGGGCGGTGCGGAAGTCGTACATGGTGTCGTCCCAAATGGCGACCGAGCGCTTGAGGTTGTTGGCGCCGGCATTGCGGCGTTGGATCAGGTCCTGGTGGCGGGCGGTGGCCTTGACCTCCCAGGCCTCGGCCTGGGCCAGGCAGGTGGCGAGCGGATCCCCGGCCGGCAGGTCGGTCAGGCTGGCGATGAAGCGCCGGGCGCTGGCCGGTTCGAGGGCGGGGATGGGGTGGCGGGTGGCGGACATCGGGACCTCCGGGTTGCGGTGGTGGGTGATCCCGGCGGGGCGAACCCCCGCCGGGCAGGGTGGGGTTCAGCGGCGGGCGGCGATCTGCCGATCGATGGCGGCGCGGCCCTCGTCCTCGTCCTGGTAGTTGCCCATGGCGACCAGGGCGGCGAGCAGGTGCTCGCGGATCACCTCCAGGTCGCCGACGTGGCTGACGTCAATGGCGCGGGCGTTGCGCGCGGCGTGGGCGCAGAGGTCTGCCGCCAGCAGGTCCTGCATGACCGCGAGGTCGTGACGCAGGCGCTGGTAGGTGACGATCGGGGTGGCAGCGGGCGGCGTAGCGCGGGGCATGGCGTTCTCCGTGGCGTGGTGGCCCCATCAGTGCCGCCACCTCCTGCGCATGGAGGAGCCTGTCTGCCAGAGCGCATGCCAGCGGCTCAGTCCGCTACCCGACTCCCCGCCGGAGGCGCAGATGCCCCTTGATGTCCCCCGTCCACCCGCTGTCCCCGAGGCCGGGGGCAGCCTGCGCTTGACGGCGATGTCGATCGAGGCTGCCGCCGCCGTCTTCCGGAAAGCCGGATCACGGCACGTCGATGCCGACGCCATCCGCGCTGACCTGGCAGTCGGAGCGCCGGCCAACCCGGATGGGACCATCAACCTCCTGGCCTATGCCGCCTGGATGCTGACCCGCATCGCCAGCAAGGAGGGCGGACATGGCTGACCTCCGCCGCCTGGCGCCGGGCGATGTGCTGCGCCTGCTCAACAGCACGCCCATCGGCGAGGTCCTCACCGAGCGGCGGCTGCGCCGTCATCGCACCCGCGCCGGCTTCCGCATCGGCGATGGGCGGACCGTGGACCTGTTCCGCTACCTGGCCTGGATTGCCGACCAACACCATGCGCCCGAGGAGCGAGCCGATGCCGCGGCCTGGCACGAGGCCCACAAGGAGCGCGAACGCGCCCGTGCCGCCCTGGCGTCGGAATCCGGCCGTGACATCGGCGACCTGCCGGCGGTGGCCAATCCTGCTCGCAAGGCGGCGGCCGAGCGCTCCTTCCAGGCCTTCTGCGACACCTACTTCCCGCAGGTCTTCCACCTGCCATGGTCGCCGGACCACCTCAAGGTCATCGCCAAGATCGAACAGGCGGTGCTGCACGGCGGCCTCTTCGCCATGGCGATGCCGCGCGGATCAGGAAAGACCACGATCGCCGAGTGCGCCTGCCTCTGGTCGGTGCTCTCTGGCCACCGCGACTTCGTCTGCCTCATCGGCTCGGACGAAGGGCATGCCGCGGACATGCTCGACAGCCTCAAGACCGAACTGGAGAGCAACGACCTCCTGGAGGTGGACTTTCCAGAGGCGGTCTACCCCATCGCCAAGCTGGAGGGCATCGCCAACCGGGCCAACGGGCAGATGTACCGCGGGGAGCGAACTCACATCGGCTGGACCGCACGCGAGATCGTGCTGCCCTCGATCCCCGGTTCGCGTTCCTCCGGCGCCATCATCAAGGTCGCCGGGATCACCGGGCGCATCCGCGGCATGAAGTTCAAACGGCCGGACGGCCGCTCGGCCCGGCCGTCGCTCGTCGTGCTCGATGATCCGCAGACCGATGAGTCCGCACGCTCCCCCAGCCAGTGCCAGCACCGCGAAGCCATCCTCGCTGGTGCCGTGCTCGGCCTAGCCGGGCCGGGCAAGAAGATCGCCGGGGTGATGCCCTGCACGGTGATTCGCCCCGGCGACATGGCCGACCGCATCCTCGACCGCGATACCCATCCGGAGTGGAACGGCGAGCGCACCAAGATGGTCTACACTTTCCCCAGCGCCACGAAGCTGTGGGAGGAGTACGGCAAGATCCGGGCTGAATCTTTGCGTGCCGAACGGGGCCTCGCCGATGCCACGGCCTTCTACCAGGCCAACCAGGCGGCCATGGATGTTGGGGTGCGCATCGCCTGGCCGGCGCGATTCAACCACGACGAGGCATCAGCGATCCAGCACGCCATGAACCTCAAGCTCCAGGACGAGCGGGCGTTCTGGGCGGAATACCAGAACGAGCCGCTGCCGGAGGTCGCTGCCGAGGCCGATGAACTCTCCGTCGATCAGATCATGGCGAAGCTCAACGGTCTGCAGCGCGGCGCCGTCCCCGCCGAGGTCGGTCACCTCACGGCCTTCATCGATGTGCAGCAGAAGGCGCTATTCTGGGTGGTCTGCGGCTGGAGCGATGAGTTCACGGGCTACGTCCTCGACTACGGCACCTGGCCGGATCAGAGGCGAACCTACTTCACCCTGCGGGATCTGCGCGTCACCTTGGCCGCCGCCACCAAGGGCGCCGGACTCGAGGGCACCATCTATGCCGGCCTGGAGCAGGCCACGGGCGAGTTCCTCACCCGCCGCTGGCGGCGCGACGACGGCGCGGAGATGACCATCGAGCGTTGCCTGGTCGATGCCAACTGGGGTCAGAGCACCGACGTGGTGTACCAGTTCTGCCGGCAGAGTCCGCACGCAGCAGTGCTCCTGCCCAGCCACGGGCGCTTCGTCGGCGCCTCGTCCATCCCCTTCGCCGACTACAAGCGCAAGCGCGGCGACCGGGTCGGCCACCACTGGCGCATCCCCGCCGTGGTCGGCCGCCGCACGGTGCGGCATGTGCTTTACGACACCAATCACTGGAAGTCCTTCATCCACGCCCGCCTGGCGGTGCCGATGGGCGATCCGGGGTGCCTGTCGCTCTACGGCCAGGATCGGGAGCGGCACCGCCTCATCGCCGATCATCTGACCGCTGAGTATCGCGTCCGCACCGAGGGGCGTGGCCGCGTGGTCGATGAGTGGCGCCTACGTCCGGAGGGATTCGACAACCACTGGTTGGACGGCGTCGTCGGCTGCGCAGTGGGTGCATCCATGGCGGGGATCGTCTTGGCCGGCACCACAGGTGCCGTACGCGAGGCGCCGCGTCAGCGCATCAAGTTGTCGGCATTGCGCCGCTGATCTCGGCTGGCAAGTATGCATCTACGGAGGCCGACGACGGTGGCTGGTCGTCCCAGTAGTCCAATGACCGGAAGCAGTACAGCTGCCTGGTTGCATCGTCGATGTACCGCTGGACTTCGGGATGCCCAGACCGCTTCCGTTTGATTAGCTCCGCGATCGCGTCACGTACACGCGGCATCTTCTCCTGATACCAGCCGTACAGGTGCCCTAAATCGGCGGCGCGAAGATTCGCGCCAATGAAGTCCCGCAGCGCTTCAACACAACGAGCCTTCTGCTGAACGGCATGCATGCCGTCCTGAATGATCGACGCGAGCAGTTGAACCGCGGCCTGATGCTTCCTATTGGCCGCCAGCAGCGGTTGCCATTGTTCCAGCAAGGAAGTCGCGCAGGCATCGGTCACGTGAATGGGGACGCGAACCGAGTCCTCGAGAGGGCCGGATGATCGCGGCATGATCTGGGCCCACATGGTCTCGCCACCGACCAAGGCGAGACGGCCACGCGTTGGCCATTCGGATCCAGCGCGAGATGCGATTACGGCACTGATGCGGTTGCGAACATCCTCATCATCAACTGCGTCCGGAACATCCTTCGTGAACGCGCGCACCATGATCTTCAATGGGATCTGGTGCTCGTTCAGGATCACGGTCGCATGGGTAACGAAATGGCGCTCGATGGCCGGCCGCCTATTGCCACGCCAATCGACCTCGGCAGGTGGAAAGAACTCACAGAGATCGAGTCGATGGTATGTCAGCGTGACGGGAACGGGCATGGCGAGCAGTGTCTGCGCCATACATGGATGAACAACTGCCGACATAACTGAAATCTTCAGCAACGGAGGCACGAGCGGCAAACAACTAGGTGAAGCCACCGCGCATGACTCCCGACCAACCCACCCCCACCGAGCAGGCACTCGAGCAGAATGCCCAAGGCCCCAGGAAGGCCCAGGGTGACGCCGGCTCGGTCGAGCAGCACAGCCTGCCGGATCAGATCGCGGCCGACCGTTACCTGGCATCGAAGCGGGCGGTGCGGTCGCGTGGTAAGGGCATCGTCATCAGCAAGATCATCCCTCCGGGGGCGGCGTGAGCGCGTTCGGCCGGCTCATCGAGGGCCTGCGGGCCATCGGCCGCTCTGGCACCGCTGCCCCTGGGGGTCGCCGGACCGTCGCCCGGCAGGTGCGGGTGCGGGCGCGCTACGACGCGGCCCAGACCACCCCGGACAACCACCGTCACTGGCTTCTGGCGGACGGGCTGTCGGCGGACGCTGCGGCGTCGCCGGCCGTCCGCCGGACCCTGCGTAATCGCTCGCGCTACGAGGTCGCCAACAACAGTTACGCCCGCGGCATCGTCCTGACCCTGGCCAACGACTGCGTCGGCACCGGCCCCAGGTTGCAGTTGCTGGGCCTGGGCAGCGCGGCGGCCCGGCAGGTGGAACGCGCCTTCATCGACTGGGCGCGGGTCGTCGATCTGCCAGAAAAGCTGCGCTGCATGCGCGTCGCCCAGGTCGAGGACGGCGAGGTCTTCGCTCTGCTGACCACGAACCCAGGCCTCGCCTCGCCGGTGCAACTCGATGTCCGTCCGGTCGAGGCCGACCAGATCACCACGCCGCTCTTCGCCGAACCGGCGTCGATTGGCCAGGCGGTGGACGGCATCCGCTACGACGGCTTCGGCAATCCGGTCGAGTACCACCTGCTGCGCCGACATCCGGGCGACACCGGCGGCTTCTCGCTCGGGTTCGACCGCATCCCGGCCGGCGCCATCGTCCACCTGTTCCGCCCGGATCGCCCCGGCCAGCGCCGCGGGGTGCCGGAACTGACGCCGGCCCTGCCCATCTTCGCGGATCTGCGCCGCTACTGCCAGGCGGTGATCGCCGCCGCCGAAACCGCCGCCGACTACGCCGGCATCGCCTACACCGATGCGCCGGCCGGCGGCGAGGCCGATCCGGTCGAGCCGATGGACACCATCAGGCTGGAGAAGCGGTCGCTGCTGACCATGCCCGGCGGCTGGCGCATGGAGCAGATGCGCGCCGAGCATCCAACCACGACCTACCCGCAGTTCGTCCAGGCGAAGCTCAACGAGGCCTGCCGCTGCCTCAACATGCCGTACAACATCGCGGCCGGGAATTCGTCGGGCTACAACTACGCCTCGGGCCGGCTCGACCACCAGACCTACTACAAGGCGCTGCGCGTCGATCAGGCGCGCATGGCTGCCCAGGTCCTCGACCGGATCTTCGCGGCGTGGCTGGCCGAGGCCCGGCTCATCACCGGCTTCCTCCCCGCCGGCCTCGATGCCGCCGACTGGTCCCACCAGTGGTTCTGGGACGGCCACGAGCACGTCGATCCGGCGAAGGAGGCCAACGCCCAGGCGACGCGGCTGGCCAACAACACCACGACCCTGGCCGACGAGTACGCCCGCAAGGGTCAGGACTGGGAGACGCAGCTGCGCCAGCGGGCGCGCGAGCAGGCGCTCATGCGCGAACTCGGTCTGGAACTGAAACTGGCCGATGGGCCGTCCGCACCTGCCACGCCTCCCGCCGCCGATCCCGCCGACGAACCCAACCCCGATGCCGGAGACGATGTCGATGCCCGAGCCGCGTAAGATCCTGGCCGCAGCGCCCATCCTGGCGCCCGACGACCCGCTCCACCTGGTCGCCTTCGCCTGCGAGCCGGCCTGGCTGGAGGCGAACGCCCCGGCGGATGGCAAGCCGGCGCTGCCGCGCTTCTCGATGGTCGCCTACACGGGCGGGCCGATGCGCCTCGCCGGGTGGCGGCACCCGGTGATCGTGGACCTCGCCGGCCTGCGCATTCCGACCCAGCACCGGCCCATCCGCCTCGGCCACGATGCCGGGCAGGGCGTCGGCCACACCGACAGCATCCGCGTCGAGGGCGGCAAGCTGGTCGCGGCCGGCGTCGTCTCGCGCGACACCGCCGCCGCACGCGAGGTGGTCGTGTCCTCGAAGAACGGATTCCCCTGGCAGGCCTCGATCGGCGCCAGCGTCGAGGAGCACGAGTTCGTGCGCGAGGGCCAGTCCGTGCATGTGAACGGCCAGACCTTCCAGGGTCCGGTCAATGTCGTGCGCCGGGCCAGCCTCGGCGAGATCAGCTTCGTCGACCTCGGCGCCGATGGGAACACCTCGGCCGCCATCACCGCCATCAACACCGCTTCCGGAGTCGCACCCATGACCCAGCCCACCGCCGCGGCCCCCGCCGCCAGCACCCAGACCCCCGCCGCGACCGAGACGGCCGCGCCCGCCGTCCAGGCCAGCGCCCCGGCGCCGACCGGCGTGCCGGCCACCGTCCAGGCCGCCGCAATCCTCGATCCCGTCGCCCAGATGCGTGCCGCCGCCGCGGCCGAGACCGAGCGCATCACCGCCGTGCGCGGCATCGCCACTGGCCACCCGACCATCGAGGCCAAGGCCATCAAGGAGGGCTGGGACACCCAGCGCACCGAACTGGAAGTGCTGCGCGCCAGTCGCCCGCAGGCGCCAGCCGTGCATGTGCGCAACGACGACATCACCGCCGCCGTGCTCGAGGCCGGCTGCATCCAGGCGGGCCGCATCGACGAGCCCGAGAAGCTCTGCGACCCGAAGGCTCTGGAGACGGCGCACCGCCGCTTCCGCGGGCGCCTCAGCCTGCAGCGCCTGATCATGGAGGCGGCCTGGGCCAACGGCTGCACCGTCCGCGTCTTCAAGGACGACCCCCGAGCGGTGCTCCAAGCGGCCTGGGGCGGCCAAGTGCAGGCGGCGCTCTCGCGCGTCGATCTGCCCGGCATCTTCTCGAGCGTCGCCAACAAGTTCCTGCTCGCCGGCTTCGGCTCGGCCGAGAGCACCTGGCGGAGCATCTGCCGCGTCTCGCCGGTCACGGACTTCAAGCAGATCACCCGCTACCGCCTGGTCGGTAACATGACCTACGAGCGGGTCGCGCCGGGCGGCGAGCTGAAGCACGGCAAGCTGGGCGAGGAGAAGTTCACCAACCAGGCCGACACCCACGGCCTGATGGTGGCGATCGACCGCCGGGACATGATCAACGATGACCTCGGCGTCATCACCAGCGTGCCCCAGGAGCTGGGCCGCGGCGCGGCGCAGTCGCTCAACGACCTGTTCTGGGCGACCTTCCTCGACCACGCCGCCTTCTTCGCCGCCGGCAACAAGAACCTGCTCACCGGCGCCGACACCGCCCTGACCATCGACGGGCTGACCAAGGCGGAGGTCCTGTTCAACCAGCAGGTCGATGGCAGCGGTCGGCCACTGGGCATCGCCCCGGCGATCCTGCTCGTGCCCACGGCGCTCTCGGCCATCGGCACGGCGCTGACCAAGGCGGGCGAGATCCGCGACAACAGCGCGGCGAACAAGTACCCGACCTTCAACATCCACCAGGGGAAGTACCGGCTGGAGATGAGCCGCTTCCTCGACAACCCGAAGATCCCGGGCGGGTCGGCGAAGGCCTGGTATCTGCTGGCCGAGCCGGCGGACCTGGCGGCCATCGAGGTGGTGTTCCTGAACGGCCAGGAGTCGCCCACCATCGAGAGCACCGACGCCGACTTCTCAACCCTCGGCATCCAGCTGCGCGGCTACCACGACTTCGGCGTGGCGAAGCAGGACCCGCGGGCGGCGGTGAAGGCCGCCGGCGTCTGAACCCACCTCAACCAGGAACCTCCCCATGACCGCGATCTTCGTCCAGGACGGCGACATCATCGAGCACATCCCGGCCACCGACCTGCCCCTTGGGGCGGTCGTGGTGCTGGGGGCGCTGATCGGCATCGCCCACCGCCCCATCCCCGCCGGCGCGCTCGGCAGCCTGGCCATCACCGGCATCTGGGATCTGCCCAGCACCGGCGTTCCCGGCCCCGCCTGGGCTCCGGCCTACTGGCTCCCGGCCACCGGTCAGGTCACCGCCGACGGCAGCGCCCCGGGCGCCGTCCCGCTCGGCCTGCTCGTCCGCAACCTGGGCGCCGGCGACGCCTTCGCTCGCGTCCTGCTCAACCGCTGAGGCAGGCATGGCTGACCTCCTGGGCGCCGGCCTCGACTGGCTCGACCAGCAGCGCGAGCGGTTCCTCACCCGACCGGTGATCTACCGGCGAGGCGCCCAGGAGGTGACGGTCCCGGCCACGGTCGGCCGCACGATCTTCCGGCTCGACACCGGGCCGGGCGTCACCGAGCGGATTGAGGCGCGGGACTACCTGATCGCCGCGACACACCTGGCCGGCTTCGGCCAGCCACAGCGCGGCGACCGGGTGATTGAGGAGGCCAACGGGCAGCGGCACACCTACGAGGTGCTCGCGCCCGGCCGCGAACCGCACTGGCGCTGGTCGGACCCGAACCGGCGCTGCTACCGCATCCACACCAAGTACCTGACCACGGAGGACCTGTGATCGAAACCGTCGCCAAGATGAGCATGGTCGGGCTGTTCGCTGCCGCGACCCCGATCGACGCTGCGGAGCCGTCGCTGTGGGCGCAGTGGGGCCTCGCCGGCGTGGTCGTCGCCTACGTCCTCTGGCGCGACTGGCAGCGCGAGAAGCGCATGGGCGCGGCCATCGACGGCCAGCAGAAGTGGATCCGCGAGACCCTGGTCGGCGCCCTGGAGCGCAACGCGAAGGCGATGGAGCGCATGGCCACCTGGCTGGAGCGCAGCGAGGACACACGCTACGCCCCGACCCGCCGGCTGCGCGCCGTGGAGGACGCCGATGGCAACCACGGCTGAGATGGCCCAGGCGGTGGTCGACGGCCTGAATGCCACGGCATTCAGCCAGTCGTTCACAGCCGAGCGCGCGTATCTCCCCATCTTCGACCTCGGGGCGATGCTCGATCTCCACGTCACCGTGGTGGCTGCCGGCCGGACCATCGCGCCGCTGTCGCGGGGCGAGCGGCAGATCGAGCACCGCATCGAGATCGCCGTGCAGCAGAAGGTGGCGGTCGAGGATCCCGCCGCCTGCGATCCGCTCCTGGCGCTGGTGACGGAGATCGCTGCCGCCCTGCCGGCCCTGCCCATGCCGGAGGGCGTCTGGATCCGGACCGAGCACGCGCCCCTGGTCGATCCGAACCACCTCAACGAACTGCGGCAGTTCACCTCGCTCATCACCGCCACCTGGCGGACCTGGGAACCGGCATGAACAACCTCGTCCAGCGCCGCATCGTTCTCACTGCCGACTGGCAGACGGTCTCGGCCGTGCCGCTGGTCGCCAGCGTCGACGTCTCCTGCCTGCCGCAGAACGTCGGCCTGGTCTGGTTCGAGGGCGACGACGGCTCCGAGGTGCCCTGGCTGCCCGGCGAGTGGCATCAGTTCCAGCGCATCGACCTCGGCGGCCTGCGCGTGCGCGGGTCGCCTGGCGACACCCTCACCGTCATCGGCGGGACCTGGTGATGCCCTACACCACTATCCCGCCCGCTGCGGCCGAGCCGCCGGTCCTGGCCTACCGGCATGCCCAGCCCGTGCCGTCTGCGCAGTGGATCATCGTCCACAACCTCGGCTTCCGGCCCTCGGGCGTCCTGGTCACGGATGCCGGCGGGAACGTCGTCGAGGGCGCCGTCGCCCATCTCGATCCCACGACCACCACCATCACCTTCGGCCTGCCCATCAGCGGCATCGCCGATCTGTCCTAAGGAGCATCCCATGCCCGACCCCGTCAAGAAGATCGCCGTTCCCATCGACATGCTCGGCCAGGCCATCCGGCATCTGGCCAGCCCGGTGAACGGCGACGACGCCGCCACCCGCGACTACGCCGACGGCCAGGCGGCCCAGGCGCGCGCCGACGCCGTCGCCGACATCATCGCCCAGCGCGGCGTGCCGGGCGGCTTCGCCAGCCTGACCATCGACGGCACGCTGGATCCCAGCCAGCTGCCGGCCCTGGCCATCACCGACACCTTCGTGGTCGCCAGCCAGGCGGCGATGCTCGCGCTCACCGCCGAGCGCGGCGACGTCGCCATCCGCAGCGACCTCGGCAAGTCGTTCATCCTTGTGGTGGATGACCCGAGCCAGGTCGGCAACTGGGTCGAGCTGGTCGCTTCCGGTTACGTCCTGTCGGTCGACGGCCTGACCGGCGTCGTGCGCCTCTCCCACCAGGCGACCATCGGCGACGGCGTGGCGACCCTGTTCTCGATCGCCCACGGCCTCGGCACCCGCGACGTGCAGGTCGCGGTGCTCGACACCGCCGACGCCTACGCCGATGTGGACTGCCGGGTGACCCGCCCGGACGGCAACACCGTGGTCGTCGAGGTCGGCGGCGCCCCGCCGGTGGCCGGCGCCTACCGCGTCGTAGTGGGCCGCTGAC